AGAATTCTGCGAGCCTCCTCTCTTGAAACAACACCAGTAATTTCTCCACTTTCAAGACCTTCTGCTATCCCTTCATCAATTACAGTGTTGAGTTCGTCCAGTTCATCTTGACTAATATCGCCTTGTTCAACGTTGCGTCCGCCGTTAGGTACACCTGTTAATTGTTCGATTTCTTCGTCTGACAAACCAAGTTCTCTTAATTTTTCAAATACAGCCTTGTCACGTTCTGCTCGCATATTTCGTGCTTCAGTAGCGTCAACATTTCCGCGTTCATCTCTCTGTATTCCCGTGGGTCTTACAATTCGATTCTTGCCCCCGTCACTAGAAGCAAAACCACGAGCGGAAGCGGAGTCTTTGTATGGTTTGCCATCGGGCATTGTTGCGCCAGTGAAGTCTGTATCGGTCAGGTCTGCACCTTCCAGTTTTGCCTTGGTCAAGTTTGCGCCAGACAAATTTGCGCCAGCAAAATCCACACCACGTAGGTCTTGGCCAGTAAGGTCTACTCCTTCGAGGTTTGCCTTACGCAGGTCTGCACCAAAAAGTTTTGCACCATCAAGACGCGCGCCGCCCAGGATTGCGCCACGCATGTCTTTACCACTCAAGTCCACGCCTTCTAGTAACGCACCCCCCAGGTCTACACCAGTCATTTTTGTGCCACGCAGGTCTGCGCCAACCAAGTCTGAACGTTTCATTTTTGCATCAGTAAGGTTTGCGCCAGAAAGATTTGCGTCAACAAGGTCTACGCGAGTCATTTCTGCACCAGTCAGATTTGCATTGGTCAAGTTTGCTTTACGAAGGTATGCCTCTTCTAGATTTGCACCCTCCATGAAGGCGCTAGTCAGGTCTGCACCATTCATATCTGCATAACGCAGGTTTGCATCACGAAGGTTTGCAGCACGTAAGTTTGCACCAGTCAGGTTTGCATCTCGTAGGTTTGCATCAGTGAGGACTGCATCAGTCAGGTTTGCGTCTTCCAGGTTTGCGCCAGTCAGATTTGCACCAGTCAGGTTTACGCCGCGTAGGTTTGTGTCAGTCAGGTCTGCACCTGACAGGTCTGCGCCAGGCTTAATGTCTTTATCTTCTGGTTTTTTACCTTTCCATTTTCCGCTAGAAGCAGAAGCAAACCCTTCTCTGACTGCTGCATTTTGTGAATCTCTATCAATTCTTTCTGCAACTTCTTCACCAACTGGGTCTTCCCGCATGCCTCGGTTTGTTCTTCTGCTGCGAGGACCAAACGCTTCGTCGTAGTCTGCTCCGTCTTCTTCTCTATCCATTCTTTGGGTAGTAGAGGCAAAACCTCTAATTTTTTCTTTTTCAATCTTGCCTCTGTCTGGTCTGTACCTAGAATCTTGACGAGTGTCGTTTAGGTAGTCAATTAAGTCCCCACCAGTAATTTTTTCATCGCCAAATTCTTTTGCTAAAGCAACAATCAGTGGGTTTGCACTATCTTTTGATGCCCCTTCACGGAGCGCTTCACCAAATTCATTTACTAATTCCTTAGGGTCAATTGATGGGTCATTATCGATGATTTCGTTCAGTGCTTTTTCTATTTCATAGTTTAAATCTTCAAGAGAAATTGTTCCGGAGATTATTCCTTCACGATTGTCGTTAAATAGATAGTTTCCAAGTATGGAACCAAGTACTGACTCAAGGTCTTCCGGCTCCCCACCATCCCTGAGTGTTGTCATTAGATTATTTCTATCTAATGCTGCTTCTTTTTGTGCTTCTTTTACTGTTTTGTCAAGTCTGCCGGGCTTGCGTCTTGTGTTCCAAAAGTCTTTAGCCGCTTTGATTAATTCATTAAAATCATTGTCAAATTTAGATTTTGCATTATCTACAATTTCTTCAATTTCATCTTGTTCAAGAGAAGGTCCTCGTTTTTTAACAGAATCAAGATGGGAATCAATCATTTTTTCAATTGCATATCTGAGTTCATCTGTAAAATCTTCAATTGCTTTTCTTGAACTAAATTCTTCAATAACTTTTTCGTCAGAAAGCATTTCTGCTAATTTTCTTCTTGCATTGGATATAGATTTACCAACGCTCTCTTTGAGTTTTTCATCAGTAAGGCTTTTTAATACTTCTTCAGCACCTTCAATAATGGATGTTTCATTTCCGGTTCTAAAATCAACAGCACGCCTAGCAGCATTTTCTATATCGGTAACCATTGCTTTTGGCAAGTCGTTTTTTGATACAACATCTCCGCTTACGGATGTGGGCTGTGGCTTTAACCCACCTGATTCGCTGGCAAAGGCCATTGCCGCTCTTCTGGCATTGACTTTTCCGCCAGTTGCTCTATCGTTTACTCCCGGAATTGCAGGGCGCTGAAATGGGGTGCCTTCTTGAACCAGTCCGTCTCCGTCGCCATCCCAGGCTTTTGGGTCAAACCTTGAGAATGCAGCCCTACCGGCTGCCCTTCCTTTTCCCGGTTTGCCGCCGATACTTCGTCCGATTCCCTTCTGGGCATTGTCTATAGCCTCAACTAGGTCTTTTGTTACCCCTGACGTAATGAGAATTCCGTCTTCTGTAACTACGGATTCAACCCTGTGATAATCAAAAATTGGGTCAAGTAAAGATTTGGTACTAAACGCTTCTTCTAATTCAAGGGGTATTAGGTAACCCTTTGTTTCAAGGTCTTCTTTTTCTGCAGAAGAAATAACATCCTGAAGACCTTCAAGAATCGCTTTTAATTTTGAAAGATTTCTTTTGTTGATTGTCTTGCCGACTTTTTCGTCAATTTCTTCAGCAATCAAATCTTCTAGTTGTTCAATTTGTGATGCAAGGTCAGATTTTTCATCAGACTTTGGCATAATGTCTCCATAACCCTGCTCGTATCCAGGCTTTACCTGCATCGGCATTGACGGCATCTGTGATGGAACAATAGTGCGTGAACCACTATTTCCGCTGTTTGTTACTTCTGGTTTGCCAAACATGAACGTGGAGTAATTGTCTGGAGTGTGATAGCCGATTCTGTAAACGGTTGGCGCTCCATTAGGGGAGAACTTCATGAATACAGCAGTACTCTCGGTTGCTTCAATCAACTTAATTTTTGAGTTAGTTCTTTCGGAAATTTCTCTTTCAAGACGCTGGCGTTGGTCTCCACCAAGCGGCTGGGCAAGACCTTCGGCAAAAATTGGTTTTTCTGATTCGTATTTGTCGTCGTCGTCTTCTCGAATGACAATCATGTTTGGTTTTTGTGGCATTTGTCCCATCATGTGATGGGGACCCATCATGCCCCATCCTTTTTCCGAATCAGCCAAAGCGACTGCATCGTCAGACTTGACGGATATTGTGCCAGTTAGTTGATTAGCGCCATGAAGAACTGGAGACACTTCGTAGAGTTCCACTTCCTTGAGAACATTGGCCTGCATGTTGGGGTCAAAGATTGCATCAAGAGTCTTGTAGCCAATTGACCACTCTTGTTCTTGTCCAAAGAAAGCAACATTCGCAAACGCTTCGCGACCTTTTTCAGAGTTCAGATTGAACTGAACTCTTGCGTAAAGACCGCCAATACCAGCGTTAAGCATCTTGGATGGAAGTCTTCTGTCCCCTGGAGCAACTTCGTAAATCTCTAGAACTTTACCGATTGGGTCGTTCCAGTTATGACCCCAAACCACTCTTGGTTTACGTCTTTGGAGACTTTTTGCAAAAGCGCCAGATATTAAAACGTCGCCTACGGAGTCTTTGTTTCCAATGCCAGCAACAAAACACTCAACCATGCCCTGTGCTTCGTCAATATTAAACTGCCCAGGCATGGCCTTGAACTCAATGTCGGTGCTTGCCATGTCTTCTCCTAAGGCTTAGTAAAAAGATAATAAACCACTAAGTGGTGTTGCCAGTGCAAGTTTCGGTTTAGTTTATTTATATTGAATATATAAACTACATCCTGGAGCCCATTGACCAGGCAATCCTTGCTTCACTCTCGGCAATTTCGTTTTTCTTTTTCGCTATCAAGTTAGTGAATATCCCAACAAGTGAAGCCCTTAGAGCGGTGGACTTGTCGTCCTCGCCACCAATATTAAGCGTTCCAAGGATTGCGTTAGTTATCTGTTGTCCTGTTTCGTCGTTTATAGATTTGATTCTTGTTATTTGAGAATTAACCTGCATAACAACGTCTTCACTCGTTATTGGAGTTTTGATTAGTGATTTTTCGGCAAATATTGTCTGCGAATCAGCGATAATGGCATTTAACACTGGCTTGATATCTTCCTCAATCTGTTTAGACCATGCGTCTAGTTGGAAGATGCTTTCGGTATCAAGGAACCCAGAGACAAGTTGCTTTCTGGCTTTTACGCCTGCCGCCTTTTCAAGCACGACTCTTTGCTGGCGTTCAAAAATTCTCTCAAGACTTCTGTCAAGAATTTCCGTCCACCTAGTGAGTGTTACTTCTTCTTTGTCGTCTGCAGATTTTGTCTGAATTCCACCCTTTGGAGCGGATGCTTGCTGTGGTGCCATTTCTTCTGGCGCAGCCTCTGCTGGTGGCATTCCTGCCCCCTCTGCCATCCCCTGACCTTGTGCAGCAAGTTCCATTGCACCCTGCATCGTTGTGGGGTCTGGTGGAGCGCCTTCTGCGCCCGGCATGGCTCCTGGTGGCATTCCTGGCATTCCTGGCATTCCTGGGGCTCCTGGTGGCATTCCTGGAGGCCCTGCTACACCAGCCTGAGCAGGCTGTTCCATCTTCTTTTTGGTGTTTGCAATTGGTGTCAAGTTTGGATTGAGAAGAAGTGAGTCAGCCAAATCGCTATCAACTTCTTTTCTGCCAGTTCTATCTCGGTATTCGTTGAGACTGATTAGTCCTTGAGTGAACTCTTCTTTGGTGTATCTGTTTCTTTCCTGCTCGTACAGAATCAAAACAGGCACATTGGATGTATCAAAATCAATGTAATACTCTTCGTCAAGGTCGTCTAATGCTCTAGCGATTGGCTCTAGGTGCGGAAGCATTGTCTCATTCCAGAAGACTCTAATTTCTTCTCCAGCATTAGAGAACGTACGACCAGAAGCGTTTCCGATTACTGACTCAGGAACACCGAAAGAAGCAAGAATTTCTTCTTTTGTAATTTGGCGCATCTGAATGTAAGCAGCATCTCTAGGACTTGCTGATGTGTCAACAAAGTCTGCTCCGTCATCTGAAGAGATAACCGTTGTTGCACCAACGCGAGAAAGGTTTCCTCTGAATCTGTTTCTTAATTCTTCTTTATCATCTTCGTCTACTTCGCCACGAAGAACAAGGAGACCACCTGGTCTGCCGTCATTTATCAAGTAGTTGCGGTTGTAAACCTTTGCCAAGTTCTCAATCTCAATTGCAATACCAGCAGCCTCAAGCGGAGTCATGGACAAATACGGGTCAAGTGGGTGAGGTTTTCTAATCCAAATAACATCTTGTGGTCTCATCATGATTATGCCGCCGTTTGGCATTTTCACTTCATATCCAGCAACAAAGTTCTTTGGGTCTGGAATTGGCGCTGTTGATTGTGGTGGAAGAAGGTTTAAGGCAATAACGCCACCATCTTTGCCGTAAATTTTTTCAATAAATACGCCACGTGTGCTCATCAATAATTGAGAAGAAAGTCTGTAGCGAAATATGAAAGAGTTTTCCCCAACGTTTGACTTGGTATTGAGGATTTTAAGTATTTCCGAATTTTTTGCCTTAGAGCCTTTAAGTATCTCGCCCTGTGGTGAGTTTTCTTTTCTAAGGACGACCGGGAGTCTTGCTTGGTTTCCAGCAATGGCGTCAATGCATCTAGCAACCCAGGTTACTTTTTGCATTCCCTCTTTGTAGACGCGTTCAATATCCCACGAGTCTGAATAAGGGCGACCTGCGAAACCAGGGTTGTGAGATATGGGCGCACCAGGTCCAACAGCCTTTTCTGACTGATTGTTAAGCGATTTGTTGTTGTAATTGTTCCAAGCCATCTTTACTCAATACCTAATAGGAACCCTAATATCCCGCATGTAACACCCGCCACTATAAAACCAAAGGCAGGCGAAATCACGCCCGCTCCCACACTTGTAAATATAATAAATCCTACCATTAGCGTGTAAGATATAAATGACCTTGTTAACACTCCTCGCATTTTTGCAAAAAAAGTAATAATACTGTTTACTAGTTTGGATATTGCGGTGGTGATGAAATTGCTCATACGACTAACACCGTAGCGCATAAAAAACCTTTATGCCGTAACACCATCGCGAGAAAAATATGACCGACTGGGCAAAAGTTTTAGAATACCTAGAACCAAAGAAGCCTCCTTTTTGTCCTGAAGAACCGTCTTTGACACAAAAAGTATTTCTTAGAACAAATGCGATTGAAGCCCTGTTTGGCGGTGCTGCGGGTGGAGGAAAGTCATCTGCGCTGCTCATGTCCGCTCTCCAGTACGTAGACATCCCTAACTATTCAGCAATTTTATTCAGACGTACATACGCCGACTTGGCACTTCCTGGTGCTTTGATGGACAGATTTAAATCATGGATGGACGAAATGGACGGCATTCACTGGAACGCAAACAGTTATGTTGCCACTTTCCCTTCTGGTGCAAGAATCTCCTTTGGATACTTAAACAACACCAACGACTACCTCAGATACAAAGGTTCGGAATTTCAGTTTATTGGAATGGACGAGGTCACAGAAATCCGAGAATCCGACTATCGGTATATGTTCTCTCGTTTGCGACGTCCTGCTTCTGGACCTCTATCTCAAGTACCTCTTCGGATGCGTTCGGCCTCAAACCCAGCCCCCAATTGGGTTCGCCAGCGTTTTATCATAGAAGGACTATCAACTGGTCGTATTTTTGTACCCTCAAAACTTACGGACAACCCTGGGATTGACGCTGATTCATATCGTCAAGCCCTTCAGGCTCTTGACCCAATTGAGCGTCGCCGTCTTGAAGAAGGTGACTGGTGGAGCACAACGCTTGGAACCATGTTTGATAGAGAGTCAGTAGTCATCATAGATACTGAAGATGTGCCCGTTGTCTCATCTGCGGCAAGAGCAGTAAGGTTTTGGGACTTGGCTGCGACCGAACCTTCTCAGTCAAACCCTAATCCCGACTGGACTGTGGGCACCTTGATGCTATTTGACTCTGGAATTGCCTACATCCTGGATGTCAGAAGAGCAAGGGTCAAAAATGAGAAAGTGGAGCAATTCATAGCCCAGACAGCATACGAAGATGGTCGTGGGGTAAGCATTAGAATGGAGCAGGAACCAGGCTCGTCTGGAAAGGCTCTCGTGGACCAATACGCCAGATATGTCGTTCCGGGATACGATTTTCAAGGAATCCGCTCAACTGGTGACAAAGTGACTAGAGCCAGACCGTTTGCGGCCGCTACAGCCAACGGAAACGTAAGAATTGTTAGAGGGCCATGGCTTACGGACTGGTTGGATGAACTTTCTTCATTTCCTGAAGCATGCGACCACGACGACCAAGTTGACTCGGCTGTCGGCGCTTTCACATATTTAACTGGTCTAGGGTTGCCACAAAGAAAAATCGTCAGTATCATCGTCTAGGTACTAACTATTGGAGGTTATAGGTGTTAAACCCAGCAGACCTTTCTGCACTATTAATTAAACTGGACGATTATCTAAATAGCGAAGAAATTCAATCTTTGCCTCTAGACGAAGCCCTTGCTCAACTCGTGGCGCTTAACGATGTTAAGAAAGAACTAGCAAGCATTTACGACTCATATGCGGCAAAAATGACACACAGAATGCAGTCAGAAAATTCCACAATCATCACTCTTCGCTCAGGTGAAGAAATTAAATGTATGACTGGAGCCCCACGCAAGAAGTGGGATAACGAAAATTTAATGTCTGCTGTTTACGACAGAATTCACCAGTCTTCCGTTGATATGGATACTGGAGAAGTCGGGTTGTCGGATAAGGAAATGGTCATTAAACTTCTTGACTACCTAAGCCCTTCCTATTGGCGGGTTAAGGCTTTAAACGACATAGGAATTAACGCTGATATGTATTGCGAAACTGGCGAACCAAAGACCAATGTCGCAATTTATGGTTCTAAAAAAGGAGACAAGTAAATGGTAACTAAAAAAATTATAACTGAAGAAACAAACGAAGAATCGGTAGCCGAGACGGTGCACGACCATGATTATTTATTGGCAATAAGAAAGATTCAAGAAGAGAACAAGAAGCGCATTGCTCAAATGCAGTCTGAGTTCAACGAACCTTTCCCTAAAGAAGTTGAACGCCAACTTAAAAAAGGCGGAGCGACTCTTACCTACATTCCTGTTAGTGAAGTAATTAGCCGACTAAACAAGGTTCTTGGTTTTGACGGCTGGTCATACGAAATTGTTAAGTGTGAGCGCGACTCCCTTGACCCTGACTTCATTGTTGCCCATGTGAGAATGACAGTTTTTCCTGATGGAGAAAAATTTGCAAACGTCTCAAAAGATGGTTTCGGTGGTCAGAAAATTAAGCGTACAAAGGCTGGCGACATTGTTGACCTTGGTGATGAATTCAAGGGTGCCGTATCGGACGCCCTTAAAAAGGCTGCTCAGGCATTGGGTGTTGGTCTCTACCTTGCTCGTAGTGAAGAAGCAATGGGAATTGAAGCAGAGGCTTCTATTGACCCTGTGATTGAAGAACTATGGGAACAATTTGTGAGTCTTTCCAAAGGTCTTACTTCGGAGATGAAAACAAAACTTAACGAGTTTTGGCTTGGATACGCAGGCGATAGACCAAAGCCAACAAAGACAACTGCACAGAAATCAGACCTTGAATCACTCATTGAGCAGTGCATTATGTACAGCATCAACGACGGTCAATAAGTGTTTACGCCCCCACCGCACCTTTCCCCTTCTTCCATTGGGACATTTAATCAATGCGCCCTGAAGTTCAAATACTCAAAAATAGACATGATAAAAGACGACCCTACAGAGGCAACTCTTTTAGGAAACTTTGTTCATGATGTTCTTGAAAACTTATACAAGTTAAAAAGTCAAGACAGAACACATGATTCTGCAAAACAAATTGCTACAGAACTATGGGCTGATTCTTGGTTTGAGAGAGTTGAGCCGTGGGTCAGAGATGGCGAGCCAATGCGTTTGTTTCGCTGGAAGGCTTGGTGGTGTATTGAAAACTTGTGGAAAATTGAAAACCCTCAAGAAAAGTCACCAACCGGTCTTGAGCATGAATTAAACGGAAAAATTGCAGGCGTTGTAATTAAGGGCTTTATAGACAGATTCTCAGAAGAAGGTTCAGGTTATGTTATTTCGGACTACAAAACAGGAAAAACACCAAAAGCAAATTGGGTTCAGGATAAGTTCTTCCAACTTGTTGTTTATTCACATCTCCTTGAATCAACTGGAGTTGGAAAAGCAGAAAGCGTTGAACTCCTATATCTCAAAGACGGCGTCTCATTCAAACGAGATGTCACCGAACAAATGCTTCTTGATGTCGAAAAACAGGTATCAGAAGTAAAAGAAAAAATTGACATCAGTTGCGAGACTGAAGATTTTAAACCCACCAAATCAATCTTGTGTGATTGGTGTTCTTACAGAAAGGTATGCCCTGCATGGCGGTCATGATTAATGATGATGCTTTTGCCCGAATGGTTTCAGAGGATGTGAAGAATAAAATTTCTTCTCCTGAAAAAGGAATCCTTATGCATCCTGAAAACTGGAACAGATGGAAAGAGTCCCTCCTCCTGTTGGTTGACAATCTGGATAGACAGATTGAGTCTCTTGCATCAGACGCAGACGCAGATGCAGAGCGATACTTATCAATGGGCAGGAGTGGCGAACGACTTGCCTCTACTGCTGCTCGTGACTATCAGTTCAGAATCAAGAAGATTGACAGATTTAAGTTTCATGTAAATCGTCGCCTTGATGAAGTTATGGTAATGATTGAAACAGGCGAAGTAAAAGAAGAAGACGGCTGGGAAAAGGCTGCATTTTTTGAAAACGCAATCTTTAGGCATAGGGCTCTTTTGCGAGAATTTGAACTTGAAGAAACGGCGATTGACAAAGCGCTCTGGGCTGTCCTTGAAGGCAAATGGGAATTTGACTCAATTGACTCAATTGACGAGGACTAAGTGCAAGTTGACAAAGACAAGTTCTTGTGTCTCAACTTAAATATGAACTAGACTCTGTTCGTGCGTCACAGGTCAAAGAAAAAAGAAGCGGAATACAGGCTCCGTAGGCCACTCGTAGAAAAACTCCTTGAAGAAAAGCCGCTCTGTGAAGCCTGTCCAGTATTTGCTCAACATGACGGGCTTGCAACATACATGCGTCGCCCCTCTCAGGATATTCACGAGATTGTTCGTCGCTCGCAAGGCGGCTCTATCCTTGACGAAGAAAACTTAATGGCTGTTTGCCGTCCTTGCCATACCCGTATTGGCAATTACCCTCAACTCGCATTTGACTTAGGTTTAGCCAAAAGGGGCTGGGAAAGATGAGGTTAATGGGTCTTGACCTCTCGCTTTCATCAACTGGCATATCCATGGACGGAGTAACTAGCGTTATTCAATCTAAGGCAAAAGGTGCCGAGCGTCTTTCCGAGATAACTAAAAGCATATTGCACGAGTGTTTAGAAAATGAAATTTCTTGCGTGGTGATTGAGGGTTACTCTTTTGCCTCCCGAAGCGGTCAGGCTTTTAGTATTGGGGAACTGGGTGGCTGTGTTCGGATGACATTGTTTGAATGCAATATCCCGATTGTCGAAGTGCCTCCTACATGCCGTGCAAAGTTTGCAACTGGAAAAGGAAATGCCTCAAAGGGCGAAGTTATTTCTGCCATATCGGCAAAGACCGGAATCATCTTTAGTGGCGCTTCTGGAAACGACGAATGTGATGCATGGGTGCTTGAGCAAATGGCTTTAACTTATTTGGGTAAATCACAATATAAGTGGACAAAAGAGCAGTTATCTGCTCTTGACAAAATAGACTGGCTAGAAATTAAAGGAGTAAATAGTGACGAGGAATAACCCGATTAGTCAGGTTGAAATTGAGAGCGAATTGATGAGGCTCATGGAGTTTCTTGAAAGCGAGACAGAGGCTTTTGAGACCCTTGCTACTGATATGGCAAAGAAAGAAGCCCTGTATAAATCCAACTGGGCGAAAGAATACCTTTCTGCAAAAGGCTCAATCAAGGAACGGGAAGCATGGGCTGATTATAAACTTGCCGATGAAAACTTTGACTTCAAGATTGCCGAAGCGCTTCTTAAATCAAAACGGGAAAAACTGCTATCTTTGCGTACATCAATAGACGCTCTTAGAACTCTTAACGCCAATGTGCGTGTACAGGTTGGTCATCACTAATGAAAATATCAAAAGATTTACTCCCGCTTGCTCTTCCCATTGAAGACCTTAAGCCTCTTCAGAAAAACCCTAGAAAAGGCAATGTTGAAGCAATTATGTCTTCATACAAAGAATTTGGTCAGATGAAACCAATTGTGGTTAGACCAGAGGGTGATGGGACATACGTAGTTATTGCTGGAAATCACCAACTTCAGGCTGCAAAGAATTTAGGTTGGGAAAAAATTGCAGCAGTCCAGATGAATGTCAATGAAGAAAAAGCCGTTGCTTTTGCTCTTGCAGATAACCGAACGATGGAACTTGGCCATACAGATAATTCAATGCTTAACGACATGGTCGTTGACATGTGGGATGACTTCCCAGAACTTTTTGAAGGTCTTGGTTGGGACGAGTTTGAACTTGCGGCAATTGAAGAAAGCCAATTTGCATCAGAAGAAACCTCGCCTATTTCTGATGGTTATTTTACTCCCGTAATGGTCAATAGCCCTCCACAAGCACCTATCAATATTACTGTTGAAGAGAATGAAGATGGGGATAGGAGAATAGTTGCTGGCAAGGACATGGACCATAATCAAGTTGCTATTTCTGGTAGCACCATTGTTTCTCCAGGTTCTGCTCCGCAAGCCGTTGTTCAATACACAATAGTTTTTGATAACCCAGACCAACAACGCCGTTGGTATGACTTTGTTCGTTATCTGAGAAATGACCCTGGCATTTCTGGAACAACAACTGCCGAGAAGTTGATTGATTTTATTGATATGCACACAGAGGTTTAAGTGAAAATTCATAACCCTGACAATATTTACGACCTGCAGTCGGTTCTTACTCAACTTATTCGCAGCAAACGAAAAGCACGCACTGAATCTGTTTTGTTGAGCAACTCTCTTATGCACGATATTGCTAAACGAATTATTTATCTTGAGAACAAGATTCAAGAACTAGAGGCAGATAATGACTAAGCAGAGAATGTTTCTTAACATTAGTTGCGTTGATGCTGCCAGACAGAGGATAAGACATGTCTATGATACTTTTGATACTGTTTGCGTTCAGTTTTCTGGAGGAAAAGACAGCACAGCGGTTCTTTACTTGGCTAAAGAAATTCATGAAGAACGAGGACTTGGACCGGTAAAAGTAATCTTCCGCGACGAAGAACTTGTCAGTCCTGCTATTTACGAATACGTCAATAAGGTCAGACAGTACGACTGGGTTGACATGGAGTGGTATTGCCTTCCAGTTCCCCAAGAAGTATGGGTTCTTGGTATTCGGCAGAACATTTTGACATGGGATTCTCAGCGTGCTGAAAAGGGAGAACTTGTCAGGGAAATGCCACCTTGGTCAATTAACGCATCTCACTTTGGACTTCCTATGGGCGAGCCTCTTCCTGAGATTATTGACTACTACACGATGCAGGGCAAAACAGGCAGTGTCGCTTTTGTTACTGGCGTACGGGCGAATGAGTCAATGGTTCGCTACAGGTCCTTGGTGCAGAAAGTACACGAAAACTACATTGCCACGCCTTTTAAAATGAAGCGTTCAATACCGATGAAATTTGCAAAAGTTATTTACGACTGGCAGATAGATGACGTAATGAAGTTTATTGCCGAAGAACACGGCGCAGAGTATTGCGAGTACTACGACCTTGCAGCCATGACTGGCTCAAACACCCGAGTTGGCGTTCCTCTCCACGGTGTCGCTATTAGGCGCATAGGAGACCTTGTAGCGACTGAGCCGGACTTCTACGACAGATTGTGGGAGATATGGCCTGATATCGACGCTCAGAGGCGCTGGTGGAAAGAATTTGACATGGAGAAGTACATAGATGGTTACGCCATAGATGGATTTGAGGGTGCCAAGAGATGTGTTGAAGATAATACTTCTGACGAACACGACAGGAGACGAGGGTTTGCCTATATTGCCGACTTCAGGCGCAAACACATTAGAGACCCGTATTCGTATCCGATGAACTGGCTTATTAGAAATCTTTTGCTTGGAGAAATATCAATTGCCTCTGCAGCACCAGTTGGTCCAAAAACAAAAGCAGATACGCTGAGGCAGAAGGCAGCACAACAGGAGTTGGATAACAATGAATAATATTGAGATGGTTAAATTCAGTGACTTGGTAATTGCTCCGTTTAAAGCAACGTACATTCTTAGGCCAGACCTTCTTACCTTGTCAGCGTCTCTTAGAGACCTGGGTTTCATAGTGCCTGTAATTATTCAAAAGTCAACAAATGTTGTGATAGATGGAAACGAGCGCGTATTGATTGCGCAGAATCAAAAGTCAATCTCAAAGATTGTTGGCGAAGAATGCCCTGTCATTAAAATTGAATGTGACAATCTTGAAGCACAGATGTTGCACCTTAGATTGAATCGGTCTAGGGGTACTTTGTTGGCAAAACCAACATCGCAAATTATTAGAAATCTTGTCAAATCTCACAAGTATGAAAAGGCTGAACTTGGTGCGCTACTGCAAATGAAGAGCGATGAACTCCAATTATTGATTGACGGTTCGCTTCTTAAGCAGAGAAAAATTTCTCAACATACGTATTCTCGGGCTTGGGTTCCGGTTGAAGCAGATGCAAAAATAACTGAAATTCAGATGTCAATAGAAAAACCACCCAATGCGGACAGATAAATTTCCTATAATGTACAATTAGGCTACCTACAGAGGAGACTCTATGAAAATTTGGAAAAGAACTGGCATCAAGCCTCAAGTAACCGCTTACCCTCAGAAAACCAGAGGTGGAAGAGGTGGTCGCGCTCAGCGTGCTGGCAGACTCCGTAGAATGGCACGTGCTGCTGCTGCTGGTGCAAACGCGGCTATTGGTCGTGGTGGTGCAAGAGAAGAAACAGTCGGCGACATTATTAAAGAAACTGGACGCGGCATCCTAAACCGGTTTAGAAGAAATAGATAATTTCTACCCGTAATGGGGGGTAATCAATGCTTGTAACTCAGCAAGACCTTGTCACGTATATGGATATTTCTTTATCCTTGAGGCAGCAGGACGCTGCCGATATTGTGCTGTCTGGTCTTCAGTCAGAACTTGAATCGTATTTAAGAAGACCCATAGAGGTCACCGAGTTCACTGAAGAGTACATAGTTCCGGCAGATTACCTAGCGTCTCCCATGTCGTCCTTCTTTTATCAAAGAAATCTTGAGTCATCTTTTAATACTTCAAGCGGAAACTCAAATCAGACTGTCACAAACTATGCGATGCCTCCGGAAACTATTTACTTAAGAAATTCTCCAGTTTCAAAAGTTAATAGCGTGATGATAAACAATCAGTGGACAACGCCTACTTACCTAGGAGAAGCAGTTAGAAGAGAAGGCTCAATTACTAACGCTTCATATTCGGCGGGAAAAATTACATATACATCAGTAGGGCATAAATTAACTGTTGGTCTTTATTTGACTGTTGAGGGAATGGCCCCTGATGGTTACAACGTTTCAAGAAACAAGATTGTTGAAGTAGAAGGAAATACTTTTACTGTATTGTCTTCAAACCCCGGTTCTGTTACTGATTCAAGTGGTACGTATTTTGCAATTGGAACAAATTATGTTGTTCGCAGATATGGAATAGATATTTTTAACATGGTTAGTGGAGACACGGTTACCGTTAACTATGACGCTGGTCTTGATGGAGACGCGATTCCATTCTTTAAACTTTTAATACTTAGAGCAGCAACAAGAGAAATGCAGAATATGCACGACGACGTTGTCGGTATTAAAGATATTCAGACAAGAAACGTTGCTCCTCTTGAAACAGGTTTTACCGAAAGAGAACTTCTATCTGTAAAAAAATACAGAAGAAATAGAGTTTCTTAATGGCTTATATAATTCGCGTGCAAACCGATTACCTTGGAAGCAAAGCAATAGCGTACATAGAAAAAATTGAACACGCAGCGCAAAATTTAAAACCCGTATTAAGAAAAGCAAAAGACAATCTAGAAAAAGAATACGTAGACCATTTTTTATCAAATGGTGGCGGCACCTGGAAACCTCTTGACCCAGAATATGGAACATGGAAAGCCTCAAGATATCCAGGGGCACCAACCTTGATTCGTACCGGAGAATTATTCCAATCAGTTTCAAAATTAGAAACTGACAAACTAGAAGATATGTCAGCAACATTTAGCGTCAACTCAGAAGTTGCCAGTTTTCATCAATTTGGAACATGGAGTATGCCTAAAAGAGAACTCATATTTGAACCTCCTATGTTTGCCAGACAATTTGCTGAAGACCTTGCTGACCATATTGAAGGAGAAATTTAATGGAAGTCATGTATGGGGCTCATTTTCCCAAAACCTACGTAACTGAATACTTAAAACAAGATATTCCGGAAAGAATTATTGATTACAGAAATGCCTGGAATCTTGACGACACTGTACTTCCGTCTCCAGTCTCGTATTTTGTTTATGAACCAATTGCTCTAGATTCTTGGCCGACAATTATCACGGTCGTCATGTCAACAAACTCTATGACAAGAATTGGTTATGAATCATCAAATCCTCTTTACAGAGTTTCCTACGCAATGAGAACTTACGTATGGGTTAGGACTGAACAGTCTGAACCCGCAACCATGATGCGAGACAGGCTTACTACTGTTGTTCGTACCGCTTTGCTTGACTATCCATGCTTAACAGCAGTTGACCCTGCAAATTACTTCAAGGTTGAAATCGACGAGTCAACAATGCAGGAACAGTTTTCTGATTTAACTTTACTAAAAGGCGACAGGGTTCTTGCCGGTGCTTATTTATCTTATACCCTTAACATAGATGAAGTAATAGGCCGTAGAAACCGTGGAATATTTAGTGAAAAAGAAATTATCTACGAACAATTGTCTTTTTTGCCAGATTGATTGTTGTACACTAACTATTTGAGTATCAGGAGTATTTATGACGCATGAACATGGATTTCAAAAAATTAAAAATGACCTGTCGTTTGATTGCGATGGAAGCCACGTTGTGCTTGAAAACGTTTCTGGAAGAACACTTTTTGCTGGCGGCGCAAGCCTTTTCCCTGGCGACAGGGGTTTTTATTGTGGGCAAGACGCAAAAATTGACAAATTTATTAAAGAGAATAAATTAAAAGTTGCTGAAGAACATTCAGCAAAACCAAAGCCTCGGAAGCCTAAGGAAGAAAAATCGGAAGAAACTTATGCAACAGTTGCAGACGTTGATGCCGAAGCATCTGTACAATTAGGTTCATCCGAAGATGACATTGCACCATCAACTGAGCAATCATAAACAACGGAGAGAGGTCACATGCCTGGAGTAGTTATAACCACAGCAGTACGCACTGGTCCAACAAGCGACACAGTTCGCGAGTCTTCGCAAGCCTTTTTTCTTGGTCTTGCAGAGAAGGGTCCAACAGATGAGGCAGTTCTCGTACTGAGCCTTGCCGAGTTTGAAGAGAAGTTTGGCGGATATGTTACATATGCATATCTGCACCCAACAGTTCAGGCGTTCTTTGAAGAAGGTGGCACGCAGTGCTACGTCGCAAGAGTCGTCGGTCCTGATGCAGTAACACCGACTCAGGTATTGAACAACGGCGCTGGTACTCCAGCAGCAGCAATTACCATGACCCCCAATGGTCCTGGCGACTGGTCAGACAACCTTGAGATTCAAGTACTTGCAACAGATGCTAAAAGAAATATTAAGTTCTGGTATAACGGCGAACAAGTTTATTCAACAGGCCTAAAGTCAACAAACGATGAACTCGTAAACGCAATCAACAACAGCGCTGTTGCGGCAAACTATGCAACCGCAGTTAAGTCTGGAGAAACAATTGTTGCCGCAAAGGCAAAAACCGCATTTACCGGCGGTGACGATGACAGAACAGAAAACACAGTTGACGAGACTCCATTTGCTGCTTATACAGACGCTCTTGAGTTGTTCAGCGATTCTTTTGGACCTGGTGCAGTTTCTTGCCCAGAAACGCACGGAATCAATGCCGCCCTCATTGCTCACGCAAACCAGTACAGCAGAGTTGCAATCTTGCACATTGCTTCTGGCGATGACGCTGATGATGCAAAAGATGCAGCAGACGACCTCACTGGGGAAACGGGTGCAGAGCATGCAGCCCTTTACTTCCCATGGGTTTACATCCCAACAAACATCACGGGCGTAAACAGACTTATTCCACCAGACGGTTTTGTTGCAGGCGCAAGAGCATCGGCACATAATGGTGTTGGTCCACACCAACCTGCTGCTGGCGCAATTGCCGCAGGAAGATTTGTTAACGGAGTAGAGACAGACATCAACAAGACAACCGGAGACGACCTTGATGACAACTACGTCAATGCTATTCGTGTAATTGCAAATGGTGTTCGCGTGTATGGAGCACGGTCTCTTTCTACAGACACTGAGAACTTCAGATTCATTAGCGTTCAAGACACAGTAAACACGGTTGTTCACAGAGCAAGTCGTTCAATGGAAGACTTGCTGTTCTCGCCAATTGATGGAAGAGCCGCATTGTTCACAGAAATTCAAGGTCGCTTGAAGTCAATTTGTGAAATTCTTGCAAAAGAAGGCGCTTTGTACCCAGCATATGATGGAAACAACAAACTCATTGATGCCGGATTCACTGTAAAGTGCGATTCTTCAATCAACACAACAGCACAACTTGCCGAAGGCAAAGTAACTGCTCAAGTTGGTTTGAGAGTGGCACCAATCGGTGACAAGATTGAAGTAACAATCATCAAATCAAATCTCACTGGTTCAGTGACGGTATAACGGGAGAATATAAATGAAGTTATCACAGAGACAAATAGTCGCAGCAATTGAGCCAGTAACGGCAGCAGCACCTAAGTGGGGCTCTTTTAAGTTTGCTCAAGTTTCTGGTGGAGAAATCACTGCTTCGGTAGAAAAAATCTATCTTGGCGGAAAACTTTTCCCAGAAGTTTTGTGTGCTCCTGCAGAAATTGGCGACATCACTTTGACTGCTCACTTTGATGACGACACTACCGACAGCCAAACCGAGGCTGGAATCGCCAAGAAGTTGACTGACCTTAGAGGTCTTATCGGCCAGGCTTACTACAACATTCAGGTTTCGACGCTTAACTGCGGAATCACTGTTACAGGCTTGTCAAGAACATACTCAAATGCTCTTCTTGTAGGCCTTACTGAGCCTGATGGCGACTCTTCTTCGGGTGCCCCTGCCACATTTGCACTTACTTTCTCAATCCAGAGCGTTTCCTGATATAAAAAATATCAGTAGTTGCGCCACGACAAGTTTCGTGTGCTAATGTCTCTCGTATGACAGATAACTCACTCTACACAGAGCCTGAAGACTCAAAGAAGACAGAACCAAAAAAGTCTTTGCAGACCGCAAAGGCCCCTGAGGTAAAACTTCTTGACAAACTTAAGGATGCAATCCAGAAAAAAGTTGAACGCCCAGTTGTTCGTCTTGACGTTCCTGAGCGCCCAGGTGTTTCTTTGAGAATTAGTCCAAACATCACACAGCATCAATTGAAGCAGTGGAGAAAGCAGTCTGGTGAAGATACCAAGCAAGGACTTGATTCAATTAAGTTCTCATGCCATGTAATCGGACATACAACTGTTGGAATAATCTTTGACGGAGAAGAAGTTTTTGACGAAAGCGGTTATGAACTTAACTTTGCTGCTGATGAAATTCTTCAAATGACAGACACCTCACGACCAATCCCAGAAGCAGTTCGTGCTTTCTTTGGCGTTGACCCACACCTTGAAGCAGCAGCACTTGCAATCCTTGATGCGTCTGGATATTCGGACACGGTTGACACGTCGGACCCTACGATGGAGTCTTCGACGAGTTAGTAAAAGAATCGGTCATCGTGTCCGCTGCACGAATGGGCGAACTTTTCGGCACCGACCCTCTTAGGCTCCTAGACTGCACAGACGATGAATGGCTGATACGCCTTGCCTGTGCTAAAGTTATAGCAAACGATAAAGAAGAACAGGATAGACGTTCTAAAAACGGCTAGTCCTTAGTTCTTTTATTCCTATTGAGGTTACCATGGCCGGTGTTAAGACAGAAATAACCATTGATGTCGACTATACCGGTCATAGGGAAGCGCGTAAAGCGATAAGAGATTTTCATACCCTTGATAGGGTTGTAAAAAAGAGCGCTGCGACATTTGCCTCAACTAGCGGAGGCACTAGAGGCCCAGGTGGCGGTGGTGACCCAGTAAAATACTGGGGAAGACTTCGCAAACAAATAACTGAGTTTGATAAAGCCGCTTCTATGGCTGCCAAGATTGGCTTAAAAGGTTTGTCTTTGGCAATGAAGGGGGCAACTCTTGAAATGGCTGCGATGGCTGTTGCCATGTTGGGCGTACACGCTGCGTTTGTTCTTGGTAATGGAGTGATGAAAGCCATGCGTGCCCTTCAGGGACCATTGGCTGCCGGTTTAGCAGGAGTTGTTGCTGCAGCGAGTGCTGCTGCTGCTGCAATACGTGAGAACCAAGCAGCAATGTATGCGTACAAAACAACTACCAAAGGTCAGTTTGGTTCAACATTAAATCAGACAAGACAAGTCATGCGCTCCCTTCATGCAGACACTTATCTTGCAACCGCTGGTGTTGAATCGTTAAATAAAGCATTTGCTGCTGTATCAAAAAATTCAACATGGACGATGAAGAGTCAGAAGTCATTGAGGGGATTGATGGACTTTGCTTCAGCAGGACAACCACTAGACCAAGGTATTCAAAAAGCAGGAGAGTTGATTGCCGCTCTTCAAAATGCAAAAACTACATGGTCAGAAACAAAGGTCGCAGCAGAAGCACTTTTCCCTGACAAACAGGCAATGGAAAAAGCAATGAAGAAGTTGAAGATTTCAACTAAAAAAGGTCTTCAAAAAGCGATTGATACTGGCTCTCTCGCAAAAGAAGCAGGCGTAGAAGGACAGTTTGAACAAGTCTCTGGAACTCTAATAAACAAACTGAAGGGTTACTTCAACCTACTTAAAGTCCAGTTTGCCGACATGGGTCAGCCTCTTCTTGAACCGATAAAAGTTGCAGCAGAACAAATATTCAGAATCCTCAGAAGGGGATTTGTAAAAGTTCAGCATTCATCTCAAGTTTTTGGTATGGGGAGCATGCTTGACGGTCTTGTAAGTATGGTTCAAAAAGTCATGGACAAGATGACCACTTTGATTAACAACCATGTTGGTACTGTTGAAGGAATTTTTGACAGAATGGGAAATTGGTGGGACCGATTTAGGGATGGGTGGGACACCATAACCGACAAATTGCGCCCTCTTATTGGTGGCGCAAAAGTCATTGAGGGCTTTTTTGGTCAAGTATTTAAACACGTCAAAAACATTTTTAGTTCTAAGTTTGGCGATTTTAATAAATTCCTAATGGGGAACGAAGGCGAAATAAAAGAACTCGGCAATGGAATCGGACAACTTCTTGAAAACATATTTGCATTAACTAGCGAATTTACAAAGTTGCAGCAAAAACTGCTTCCGTTTGTTAACGCACTTGTTAAGGGTCTTGGAGACATAGTCGGACACCTTGCGTCAGTTATGAAAGCGCTAAATAGTCTTGGTAGTGGACCTATGGGTGCCCTTGCAATTCTTTTGACTCTCCGTGGCGGAATGAAAGGCGCACAAGAAATGCATGGCAGGGGTGGCTACAAGATGGTCATGGTCAATGGTAAAAAACAAATGGTGCCAGATGGTGGTCCAACAGCCCCCCCGACGGGTCCAACAGTCGTTACAGGACCACCTACTGGTGGTCTAGGAACGACACATGCTACCCCTCCTGGTACTCCAACTATTCCAATTCCTCCAATTCCTCCAATTGGTCCAACTCCACCACCAACCCCCCCAGGAACTCCTGCTTTCCCAAGTTCAAGAAGAACCCCACTTCAAAGACCTGAATATGAAGTCTTTAAAAGAGCACCCAAGGGTGGAATAAACATTGGTGGCAAGTTCTATAAAGGTGGCTCGTTCCTTCCTACTTCGCAAATTACATCGGCTGAGCAGTCGTACTTCAATATTGAGGGAATTGGCAGACCTGGAAAAATGCAAGCGATGACGGATGTTGCCACAGAGACGGGCATGGTTTCTATGCGCGCGGGAACACCCGTTGCTCCCGCTGCAGCCGCTGCTGCCTCATCTGCTGCCGTTGCGTCTGCGGCTACGCCGAGATTTGATAAAGCAGGAAGACCGATAGCACCAGTAGGTGGCGTGGACTATAACGGAAAACATTATCCTCAGGGCAAAAGACTGCCAGACAGTTATATTGCTAGTGGCGGTTTTGCTTCTGCTACAGGCACCGGACCTGGACCGACACCACCCATCGGTCCTCCCTCTCCTCCCGCCACCCCCCCTACTACTCCTCCTACAAGAAGAGGAAGGTTTGTTAACAACCTTCAAAGTGTTGGAACAACTGGCGGAACTTTTATTAAAGGTCTTAAAAAGAAAATGGACGGCCCTGACATGATGTGGCTTCCTGGCGCAGGTGGCGGTGAAGGAGAAATGAGAGATGTTGCTGGAATGACTGACGAAGAATTCAGACAAGCAAAGACCTACAACAGAGCATTTGGTGAAGGCGCTTACAAAGACGGAAAACTTCCATCATCTGGTGGAAGTGGTGAATTAACAAGAAGAGCAAAATTACAGCAACGCGCAATTGAAAATAGAACAAAAATGGATTCCTATAGAGGAAGACAATATCGCGCAGCATTAGGAAGCCAGACCGCAAAAATGGGCACATCCATGGTCCTCGGAATGGGTTCTCAATTCATGCCTGAAGAGGCGCAGGGAGCAATGGCGGCAGGTGCAGCAGTTGGACAAATGAACCCACTTGCTGGTATTGCTGTTGCCGGTCTTGGAACTGCCATGAACGCAAGAACCGCTGGAGGCGGAGCGGTCAGTGGGGCAATGGGAGGTGCTGCTGCAGGAGCAATGCTCGGTTCTGTTGTTCCTGTAATTGGAACCGCTACTGGCGCAATAGTTGGAACTCTTGTTGGCGCTGTTGGCGGATTTGTTATGGGTGCTTTAAACGCACAAGAAATAAAAGCAAAAAAGGCTCGTGCTGTTGCTCAGAAACAAATTGATTCAATTATCAATACTAATTTAAGTATGTCTTTTAGACAATCTGCTCAAGAAGCAGCATTAGGTGGTCGTGACAAAGAAGGAAATGAAATTTTAAGTTCCACAAGAACAATGTTTGATAATCCAATGAAAAAAATGGAAGAACTTAGCGGCATTTTTGCAACAGACGGTACTGCATATAGGGATGATGGCTCTTTGAGAAGTTCTGCAGAACTAGCAAAGTTAGTTCGAAGTACAGGTTCTACTTTTAGCGACCAAGACATGAAAGACGTTAGCGGAAATTCTCAAGAATACGCTAACAAAATGCAAAAAGAAAGTGCTGCAAATTTAGCGGCAATGGACCCAATTCAAAAAAAATATAACGCCAGACTTGACGAACTTAAAAGAATGACAGGAAAGACAGACCAGGAAATTATTGACTTGGCTTCAAGCGTTGGGGTAAACCTTGGTGACGCAACTATGGACTTTACAGTAATGGTTGAAGAACTTGGTGTTGCAATGGTTAAGACATCTCAGGAAATGAAAGGTCTTACACAGTCAATAGTTATTGACTCTGCTTCCGTTTATGACGCAGCAATTAAAAAAATTACACAGCCTCAAATTCTTGACGAACTTGCTACAACATTTGTAGATAGCGAAAGAGCAGGAGGCACAACTACAAAGGAAAAACTGGAGTTTTTAGGTAGTGCTACTGAGCAAATGGCTGCACTTTACGGAAGCGGTGGTGTTGGTCAAGCAGAAATTGAAAGACAGATTGGAGGTGGCAAGTTCTTTGATAAAGGAAATGTTGGAGAAGGCCTTGCTCGTGACACATTTACTAAAGACTCAGTAGTTATGGATGCGTACAATGAACAAAAACTCAGAGCACGAACTCAAATTGGAAATACGTATGGACAGCAGATAAACAACATTATGAAAGAGAGAGGTTTTGGACAATCAATTGACGTAAATGCGTTTACCGAACAATTCAAGGGTTTATCAACAGAAGAAATGTCTAGAGTCAGCAAGTTTATGGAAGGCGATGCCGCAAAGGGCGTGGAGTCGATGGACATGAGTGGATATACAGGTACAAAAGTTGGAGCAGAAGCAATTTTTGATTATCTAAAAATTGACCCAGCGTTACTTAGTATTTCAGAAATTGGCGCTAATGCGGAAGCGACTGGAGCAATAGACTTGTCGGAGGCTTCTGAAGAGATTAAAAATGCAACAACAAAATTGATTGGACAAATGGATGAGTTCTTCAGAAGAGACAAAGAAAATACTCCAGAATGGTTTACTAAAGAAGCATTTGAAGCGCTTATTGCGGACACTTCTACACCAAGAGGTGGAAATATTGGAGACACAACTTCCAGCAAACTTGCAACAACGATGGGCAGACATTCTGCTATGGATGCTTCGCTTACAGGAAAAAGAACAGTCACATCTTCCTATAGAACAACAGGACTTGGCTCCGTTAACTCTGACCATGTAACTGGTCGCGCATACGATTTAGTTGGTCAAAACCTTGGTCAGTATCAAACACTCGCTAAAGCAGGTGGTGGATTTGCCGAGTTCCACGGAACAAATGCCTCCAGGCATCTCCATGTTGTTCCTGGCCCTGGTGCAATCGGAGACAATAGTACTCCTGTTGCATCTTCCAATAAACAACCATCTATGGCAATGTCTGGTGGTGGCGGAGATACAAACTATTCTTTCCATATTCAAGGTGGAAACAATGCTTCACCTCAAGAAATAGCAAACTTAGTAATTATGAAAGTTAAAGAGATTGAACGCTCTAATAGGGAAAGAAGTTAGATATGGGCGCAGAAGCAGGAACGCTGTCTAATCCAATACGTTTAAAAAAACGTGGGACAAATGAGGCCAATGACCTTGAGCAAGGAAATTTATGGGGTAGCCAAACTCCAGGAAAAATAGTTATAGATACATCAAGCGCTAATAGATATTTTAAATGTACCCGTTTTAAAACCACCAATGGCTCACCAGTGTGGGCTCAAATAAATCCAGGTGGAGGAAATCTGGAAAATTATTCAATCTATCTTCAGTCTGGTAGCACTTACAACGGCGGCATTGATGGAGTCGACAGTACTGAATCGGCAATTGGCGTAGGAGAACGAGTTACCGTAAAATATTCTCAACGCGGACAACTTGCAAAAAGAAATAACGCAGATACTAAAACTCAAAAAGGAAATTATTTTTTTCAACAATTAAGCGCCGGAGAACTTGCAGACATAGTTAGAAACCCAAATTACAACAAATCAACTTTTGCTGACCAAACATCTTTTGATGGATTTTTTACCCAGGCTCAAATAACTGCACGAGCAGCAGGAGCAAACTCGGCCATGTACTCATATGCAGACCAAGACAGCAATGGTCAGTTTAGTAGTGCAGTTGCACCAGCAACTACAACAGCAACTGCATCCGCAACTACAGGCGTAGCACCTGGTTCAGTAGGTAGTCTTGATGAACGTGTTAATAAAGCGATATTGGCCAAAACAGTGGCTGCCGCTAAAAAAAATACCAGCGCAGGTAAAAAAGGACCTAAAAATGGAAGTGGTGCCGGACGCGGAGGCCCAGCAGCAATAAAAACAGTAGTAACTATAAAACCTGATAAGCCAATATATACAGGGAGTAATGATTTTACTTTACCTTACATGAAGCAATTTGTAAATAATTTTAATTCTGTTGAAAATTCACGCGAAAGAATAGAAAGAATACATGTATTCGAAATGATTCCAAACAGTTTTGAATTTTCTCAACTTTCTTCACAGTGGAACGAAACTGAAAGAAGTGGAAACTATCCATTAGTTGACTGGTCAAACTATAACTTAACAAAAGTATCTTTTAGATTTCTTGTTGTTGCAAAAAGATTAGAAACAAATTCGTTTTTTAAAATCGACCCCATAACAAAAATTAAAACTTTACAAAAACAAACTTCCGAAATAGTTAATGACGGTCTTTTGGCTTCTATTGATGAACAATTAGACAACATTAGGTCTATGGCTGGAGCGCCAGCACCAATAAGACTTTATAACGTAAATACTCTTTTAAGTACTGAGTATAGATATCCGTATACTAATAACACAAAAAATTTGCAGTGGATTATAAATGATTGTTCCATAACGGCAACGCGATTTACTGATAATGGTAATAGTATTTCTGCTGCAGAAGTTTCATTAACACTTACTGAATATCCAATTATTGCAAGAGATATTATTTTAATTCCTCCGCTTGCTGGAGACACTCCGCCACCAGTAACATGTAAACCCAATACTGGAGACCCTAAATGTACCCCCAATACTGGAAGAGGAAATCTATGGACTCCTAGTTATCTGGACCAGTCGTTTAAACCCGATGCAGTTGTTATGCCTCCTGCCGTAGTAGCAACGTAAAATTTATTATGTTTAATTCACAGTCTTTACAAATAGGTGATTTAACCTCAAAACAAATGGCCGTTGTTGCTCAAAATATTTTGAATCTCACCGTTAGTTATTCAATGGATATGTCTCCTCAGTTGGTTATAACAATAGTTGACCCTGGCTTAGAAATGGCTTCAAATAATTATTTCATAGTTGGAAGAGACATTATTTATCAAACAACAGCAATTAAAAGTGTTGAAATGGCAACAGCGGGTGCAGACACTATTCCTCTTTTTACAAGAATTAGACATACTTATGAGATAAGCAGAGTAAGCGTTGAACAGGGTGGTGCTGGAGCATCCCCTGTTTATACGTTAGAAGCAATGCCAAAAGCAATTCAGCAAATGAAAAGAGACAAAAAACCCGGAAACATAGGTGGTTCTGGATATGAATTTGTAAAACGTGCTGCAAAAAAATATGGTTTAAAATTTGTTGGCGAAAACAGCACAAGAATAAAAGCAGGTACAAAAAATTCAGGAACTGGTCAGCAAGACTCTGTGTGGGACAGAATTACCAATATTGCTACCGAGTCAGAATACGTTGTTTTTACTGTAGATGGAACACTTTATTTTGGAACACAAAAATGGTTTTTGTTTAAATGGGGGACTTATAGAGATTTAGGAAAACCAATTTTTGATAAAAAAGGCAAAAAAATACTAAACAAAGATGGAACTCCTAAAACAAATCCTGATAGACATTTTATTCCGTTTGAATATCCAGGAACAGAAGAGTCAAACAGAAGATTTGAATTGCTTTCTATGCCAAAATTAACAAAGGGTGAAAATGACCCAATGGAAACAGAAGGTTCAGCAGTAGTTGCTAGAAATAATGGCACCGCTTTGCGTCCTGGAATGACAATACGAATAAACAATATTCCACATGTTCAAAAATATTATGTAATTACACGCGTTGATTTTAAAGAACAAGTTACAGAACCTGTTGCTGTTGAATTTAGAACACCAGAAAGACTTGAAGTAAACGGAAAACAAGCAGTAATTAAACCTTTACCTGTTGGAAAAATATTTAATAGCGAATATTTTGCTACTAAAAGTAATACTTTGGGGGTTTCATCGGTAGGTGCGGTAAATTTTAACGATAATGAACAAAACGAAGTGCCTATTGGAACAACGCTTTCTCCAATTGGTCAGCAAACAAGAGCGAGATTACCTAATTCAAGAAGACTTGCTTCTCACCCAACATTAAAAGCAGACATAAAATTAATAGTTCCAAAACCACTACTTAGCGCTGCTTCTTTAATAGACAAAAATAATTTTGTACAGGCCGGGAATATAGATATGTGGAATAGGCCCTTGCTTCCTTCTACATATAAAGAACAAACATTAGTAAAATGCAGAACTTTGTCAATGTTTTACTACTCAACAACAGTTGTTTACGAAGAGCAAACAATAAATGTTTACGCTATTCTTGAGCGGTTGTTTTGTATTGATGGAACGGTTGTAGAACTTAGCCAAGCAGAAGCAATAGACAAGTATGAATCTGATTCAATTCATCATGGTATTTTTTACCAAGATGCAGGACTAGATAAAGTCAACGCTTATATGTATGTCTTGATACAAGCACAAATGCTGACAGTTTTAAAAAGGTTTCCATCAAACGGAAGAGACGTTTGGTCTGGTTCCGCGGTAATTCCAGATAGAAATAGGTGCTTTGCATGATTCCGGGAATTAATAGAACAAAAGCATCATCTCACCCAACAAGACGAGACGGTATATATCTTGGAGTTGTTAAGCGCGTTTTGCCAAACAACAAAGTTTACGTATATATACCAAAACTTTCAAACACTGTTGGCCCGATGCAGGTAGTAAACACTATTGAAGGGTTTCAAATTTCTGAAGGCAATCGCGTAATATGTGCTAATGTCGGTGGAGGTACAGAAGAGATGTACGTAATAGGACATCTTGCTCAACAAATCTCTGCTTCCCAGGCTGATGTATCAAGAGATATTAAGATTTCCATGTTTATGGACGTCGGATAAACGCTGTGAGATAATTAGACATGGACTGTTTTTCTTTTCCAATTAAATTTTCTTCAGGTCGTTTAAAGACATTGACTCAAGGAGATTACAACTACTATAGACAAATTCTTACCCTTGCTCTACTTACCGAGGTTGGGGAACACCCAATAACTCCAGACTTTGGTGTATTAGACCCTACATTCATATCCATAGAACCGATAGATTTTGTTCTTAATGCAGCACGATTTTTGCCAGAAGTTGAAATACTCGGAATAAATCCTTCATTGACAGAAGATGGTTCAATGAACGTAGAATTTGATTTTAGATTGAGGACATAAAATGACAATAGATTTTTCGCAATACATATCGCTGACTCCGTTTGATTCTTCTCCAACCTCTATTTATTTGGATGCAATAGATTACGCAAGAATTGCTTTGCCCGAATTTCAACCTCGCCAAGGAACACCAGAAGACGCAATAATGCAGGCTGTTGCTTATATAAGTGGATTAAACATTGCCGCAATGAATAGACTTCCAGATAGATTAATGGCTGGCCTTGTTGGGATGATGGGAATAGTTCTTGATGAGGGTTCAAAAACTATTGCAGATATTAAATTTACTGCCACCACGACAGATGGGACTACGGTTCCTCAAGGAACTGTGGTCAGATATGACTATGAGTTTTTAGGAGACAGAGATGCGCTTTATTTTGAAACCACTGAAGAATTAACAATTGAAGCAGTCGGAGAAGAAGAACCGCTCCCGTATGGAAGCGTTGAGGCACAATCTCTTGAGATTGGTAGAACAATTCCTCTTGCGGTTGGAACAATTTTAGAAATTGAAACACCAACAACAGACATACTTCAAGCAGAACTTGAACTTATGGTTTCTTACGGAGAAAATCCAGAAAATGAATTTGAATATTTAACAAGAGCAGTAAATCATCTTGCTTCCTTGTCTTCTTCTTTAGCAAAAGCATCTCAGGTTAATTCTTTTATAGCGTCTGGATATGGAAACGTAGTTTCTCGTTCAAAAACATACGACCTTACAGACCCAGACGGCGACCTCCTGTTAGGCGACCCGGACGAAGTAGGTTTTATAACTATATTTGTTTATGGTATTGGAGATTTTGTTTCATCTGAGCAAAAAACAGATTTGCTTATTGATATTCAAGAAAAAACTGTTGCTGGTCTAGAAGTAGGAATCGAGGATGTGAACCTGGTAAATCTTGACGTTACTGCAACTGTTTCTTATTCCACAAATTATGAATCGCTAGTAATTGAAAACAATGTTAAATCTGCATTATCTGCTTATTTTTCTTCTGAAAATTATAGATTTTCAGAAGGAATTAAACTTTCTGAATTTTATGGAATAATTTCCAGTGTTGCTGGGGTTGTTTTTTTAGAAGACCTGACTGTAACTCCTCAATCTGCTACATATGCAACAAATGACGCTGCTGGAAATATTGAGTACGTCTATAAGGGTTCACTTCCTGCTATTGCTTTTGACGATATTGTTTTGACACTTAATTCGATAACTCTATAATGAAAACGATTCAAAGACTTAATGATTTTCAGTCCTTAAGGTCGTTTAGTATTGCAACCTTAGACTCTGTAAATATTGCTGACGTTAGCGTAAATTCTGGATGGTATGTATCTAGCGGAAACGGCTCATTAATTGTCACTGGTGAAAACTTTTTTTGTAAATCTAATTACGTTTTAAAAATTAGCCCAACCAACAAAGAGCCCATAACTATAAGGCTTGATTTTGACACAGAAACAACACCTTTTGAAATTGGAGACATAGATGAAGATTTTGTTTTTACTGCTGTATTAAATTGCAACCTAGGAAATCCTGAAGTATCTGCATTAATTTGCAACTCCAACGATGGATGCAACGAAGCAAATACAAGAAGCCTTACTGGAGGCTCATGGGATGCCATTAGGTCAAACGTTTTGACTATTACTGGATTAGAAGAAGGCGTTGACCTTTATGGAATAACTATTACTATTTCAAACCACAGCCCCAACTTTGACCCAGATGACATATCAATTACTGCCACGCCTCTTTCAAGTATTTATTTATCAACGCCTAACTTGGTAAATGATGCGGCCTGGATAAATAATCCGGTTATTCAAAACATGAGACCTTATATACCTGGCGTATACGAAAGTTATGACTCAAACGAACTAGACCCGACTTGGCCATTTTTTAGATTTGTGGATGTTCTTACAGATGCAATTGCAGATACCATGTTTTTATACTCAGACTGGTTCCAACACGAAAAATCTGAACTTCCTGCTAACTTCAGCGCTGCGGATGTGGGTACAAGAAGCAGGCTTACCGACTACAACAATGTTAGGGATGAAAACCTTGAGTGGCTTGCTCAGTTTTCTGGTCGTCAAGTAACTAAGCAGTTATACGATTCAAACAACACAGCAATTATAACTAATACCAACGGGTACAAAATTGCTCAACTTTATCCAGCAATTTATGGAAGAAATTCAGGAACACAAGGCTCGCTTGTTACTGCTGCTGAATTTGTTTTGACTGGTGACAAAACAGTTTCAATCAGCCAAAGATATAACGCTGGAAGCGGAGCAAGCCCTTGGAACATAAGAATTACAACTTTAGGTTCGGAAACGCCAGACGTTGACTACAGAGGGGTAGCAAAAGTTGCAACAACTGCAAACATAAACCTCGCGACTGATTTGCAAGATGGCGACCTAATTGACAACTACGAACTTTCTACTGGAGACAAAGTTTTAGTAAAGAACCAAACAGCACCGTCTGAAAACGGCGTTTACACGGTAGTTGCTTCTGGAGCAGCATCTAGGTCTCCCAACTTTGACACTGGATGGAATGGAACAACAGGAGAAATTAAACAAGGCGCAGTATGGTACGTTTCGTCGGGTGATGCAAATGGCGATAATGCTTTTCAAGTTTCTACTAGTGGAAACATAACTATTGGGTCTACGGCAATAAACTTTTCCAGTTTTTCCGGCTCACCTAATGTCCTGGCTGTTACCGCAGAAGCAAAACCAATGGGATACAAGATTTACCATACAGTTGTTGATGAATTTACATTAACTCTTGGTAGTGGTACTTTTGGAGTTTTGGGTACTGCCACCTTGTAGTCACCGCTATGAGGCACAATATATAAGAGGTTTAAGGTGGTCGCATGATTGCAGGAAATTACAACATACTCTGTCAGCAAGGGTCTAGTTTTGCACGCACCATAGCACTTGAGCAACCAAGAACCCCAACAGAAGAAGACCCGGCGGAATACGAGATTTACCCACTCACAAACCATACGGCACGGATGCAGGTTAGAAGAACGGTTGCTACCGAAGGAGACCCACTGATTTCGTTAACAACCGAAAATGGAAGAATATCCATAAATGGCGCAGCCGGTTTGATAGCGCTATCTATAAGTGCTGCCGATACTGCGGCTCTTACTTCCAGCGGGGTTTATGACCTTGAAATTATTTCTTCTGGCGGACTCGTATCAAGAGTTATTCAAGGAACATTCACTCTTTCTCTTGAGGTAACACGATGAGTAATACAGTTCCAAACAATGTAAATATTTATCAAGATACTCCAAACAGCGTAACTGTGGACCAAGATGCGCCAAATCTTGTTGTTGTTCGCTCAACGTCTCCTTCCAACACGCTTACGAACAGGCATGAATTTACTCAAGGGACTGCATCCGCAACATGGGTAATAACTCATGCGCTCGGAGGAAAGCCATCGGTAACCATTGTGGACTCTGCAGATACGCATGTATTTGGTGAGGTACAATACAATAGTAATACTCAGATTACTGTCCTGTTCTCTGCGGCATTTTCTGGAAAAGCATATCTCACGTAAGGTGGAGTAAAAAATGGCACAAAAATTTCTTACAAATATTGACCTAAACAGTAATCAACTGATTAATGCCAAATTTGAGGCGCTTGCTACAAACCCAACCACTGGCAACTTTGAAGGCCGGATGTACTTCAATACAGCCACGTTCACCCTCATGGTGTACGCAAATGCTGCTTGGAAGAAATCAGTCCATTCCATCGCTTCTGGTGGTGGCGCAGGCATTGCAGAAGCCCTCACGGTTTCTGAGTCCAATGGCACCGTAACCCTTACTCTTAATGTTGCCGACACTGACTCTGCTGGTCTCATGCCAGCGGCAATGTGGCAAGCAATCACTGATGCAACCGATGCTGCAACTGCTTCAAAGTTGGTCAAAAGAGACTCAAGCGGAAACGCTAAGGTTGCCGACCCTACAGATGCTGCGCACATTGCAACCAAGGGATACGTAGACGCCGCTCGTCAAGGTCTTGATGTTAAGGCTTCAGTAAGAGTCGCAACAACTGGTGCTGTTCTGTTGGCTTCAGGTCTTGAGGCTGGCGATGTAATTGACGGAGTAACGCTCGCTGAAGGAGACCGTGTTCTTGTTAAAAACCAAGGTACTGCATCAGAAAACGGTATTTATGTAGCAGTTGCTTCTGCCGCAGGTGCGGCTTCTCGTGCAGACGATGCAAATACTTCAGCAAAAATTACGACAGGAATGTTTACTTTTGTCTCTGAAGGTACAGTAAACGGAGACAATGGTTTTGTTCTTACGACAAACGACGCAATTACTCTTGGAACAACAGGTTTAGACTTTGTTCAGTTCTCTGGTGCAGGCCAAGTCATTGCTGGCAACGGTCTTACTAAAGATGGAAACACGCTTGATGTTGTTGGTACAGCAGGAAGAATTACTGCCAATGCCAACAGTATTGACATTGATTCTACTTATATCGGTCAAAACACAATCACAACACTTGGAACAATCACCACTGGTATTTGGAATGGCACAGACGTAGCCGTTGCAGACGGTGGTACTGGTGGCTCAACGGCCGCTACGGCTCGTACGAACCTCGGTATTGCAACATCTGCCGGAACTTCAACAACATCTACTCCGGCCCTTGCGCGAATCGCAAAACAAGCCTGTGCCGCAAGTGCTGCAGGTACTTCGTCAACCGTAGTTACTCACTTGTTTAACTCAACTGACGTCATTGTTCAGATTTATGAGGTATCAAGTGGAGCAACAGTAGTCGGCGATGTTGTTCGCACAAATGCTGACACAGTAACGGTAACCCTTCTTGGAACAATTACAGCAGGCGACTACACAATCGTAGTGACCGGATAGTAAATATGAAAATTACAGCAGAACAAAAAGCAATGGCAGCATCGTACGCAAGAAGCGTCCTTGGTGCAGCAGTCGCAACATATGTAGCAACAAACGATTTGAAACTTACTGCTAACGCTCTTTGGGCAGCAGCGCTTCCTGTTATTCTTCGTTACCTAAATCCAAAAGACACAGCATTCGGCAAAAAGGCTTAATGCTTAGCCCTGAGGGGCACTAACAAGAGAAACGACTGAGGTCATGGCTCAAAAATTTATAACACCTATCGCCATTAAGCAGTTGTCCTCTGCTGGCTCTGATGGGTTGACAATTTTTGTAGACCAAGAAACTTTTGCAAGACTGCAAATCCAAGGTGGCGGTCGCCTTGTCTGGGGCGACGGAACCCAGGGCGGAGACGTAAATCTCTACCGAGATGAAGCAAACGTCTTAAAAACCGACGACACCTTTAAAGTCCCCACTCTCTTTATTGACGGGATTGAAGTAGACACAACTGGCGCAGCAAGCGACCAAGTTCTTAAATTCAACGGAACCAAGTTTGTTCCTGGAACCGCATCTACGGTTGCTGCTCTTGATGACTTAACTGACGTAACAATAACGAGCGTTGCTAGTGGTCAGGTTCTGCAATGGAACGGCACTGCGTGGGTAAACTCCACTGTTGCAGGACCAACAGGGGCAACTGGACCCGCTGGCGCTACGGGAGTGACTGGAGCAACTGGTGATACTGGTCCAACAGGAGCAGAAGGTCTAGTTGGTGCAGAAGGAGCGGCTGGTGCAGAGGGTGCGACTGGTCCAGAAGGCGCTACAGGTCCAACAGGCCCAGAAGGCGCGACTGGCGCTACGGGTCCTTCTGGAGTTCCTGGTTCAGATGGTGCGGATGGTGATGATGGTGCTACGGGTCCAGAGGGCGCGACTGGCGCTACGGGTCCAAGCGGTCCAAGCGGTGCTTCAGGAGCCACTGGTCCCACAGGCTTGGGATATGTAGTTACATCTACATCATCCGTAGTGCTTGAAGGGTTAGGAACAAGGTCGTTTACATTAAATACAGCAAACCATGCTTATGTAACCGGCATGAGAGTACGAGCCTACGGAACTGGTGGCGGCAATGAAGGCTATGTGGAAGGAATCGCAACGGTTAGTGGTACAAGCATGCAGATTTTGGTAGACACTGTAGAACAGACAGCAAGCGCGTAACGAAATGACGACTTTTACTAACTGGACATTTTCTGTTGCGGGCAATATTGGTCCGACTGGCACTACAGGCGCGACTGGTCCGACTGGAGTATTCCTTGTCTCTGATACGCCTCCAGCATCTCCAAATGTTGGTGATATCTGGTTTGAATCCGATAGTGGCAAGACTTTTGTTTACTTTGACTCGTTCTGGGTTGAGTCAAACAGTGGAGGTTCGGGGTCGGTTCAGGAAACAACACTAACAACAAACAGTGCCACGACAATCACGAGTTTCAGCAAAATTGTTGTTAGGAGTGGTGAGTTCCTTATTCAAGTTACTCAGGGTTCAAAATACACCGTGTCAAAGATTCTATTAATTCATAACGGAACCACTCCAACTCTTGCCGAGTACGGCGTTATTGAGTTGGGAACTACTCGTATTCCTTTGACTATCTCTACTTCTATTAGTGGTGACAATGTTCTCGTTCAAGCAACCGTGACGGACGCTGCTACTACCAGCGCGTATGTCAAGGTCGTTTCTAGTTTGATAGGTTTATAGCATGTTAATTCAAATTTATGGTTGGCCTTTGGGCACTACAGACAAATCGGCAACAACTCAAGAAGAACTTGTTCAAGCGCTTCGTGAAATGCGCGATGTTCTTCTAAAAGAATCAGACTGGACACAAATGCCAGATTGCCCCATTTCTGAAGAGATTAAAAACGATTGGCGTATTTGGAGACAAGCAATGCGAGACATTACTTCTACTGTTTCTTATCCTCTTGAAAACACCATTCAGTTACCAGTAACACCAGAATCGGGTCGCCCTATTTCGTGGAATAACTGGGATTTAAACAATAACGCTATTCCGTGGACTGTTGTCCCAAGTACTCCTGTAGCAGAGGAAGAATAAAGATGGCAAGAACTAGATTTACAGTCAAAGAAGGAATCTCTGTTGCTGATGACAACAGTGCTGGCGGTTATCCGTTAATTCCAGTAGGTGGGTTAATGCCATATGCGGGTGCAACTTCACCAGAAGGATGGTTTCTTTGTGATGGCGCTGCAATAAACAGAACAACATACGCAAACTTGTTTGCAGTATTGGGCACAACATACGGAAGCGGAAACGGAACAACTACTTTTAATGTTCCAGACATGCGTAGTCGCATGCCGATTGGTGCTGGTGCTGGAACTGGATTAACCTCACGAGCGCTTGCGGCAACAGGTGGCGATGAAAGCGTTGTTATCGCTTCTGGAAATCTTCCTACACATGTTCACTCTATTGCACACGACCATGCAAATGTAACATCAACAGGACAAAGCGTTGACCATAGTCATTCCATAGACCCACCGAATACGACATCTGGAAATGACAACACTGAGCATACACATTCCATTGACCCACCAAATACGACTTCAACTGGGACGAATGTTAACCATAGTCACGATACTGACCCAGCAAACACAACATCAGGTGGTCAAAACAATGACCATTATCATTTAACTGGTGGATACCACACCCACTCATACAAAGCCGCTCAAACTGCTACTGCTGGTACAAACCGTGCCATTCTGACTGGTACTGGTTCTGGAGCAATAACCGGTGGAATTAACGATGAATATGCTGGAACGACAGGTTGGACGGCATTGGACCACACGCACAATACAAATATTGGCGCTACAACATCAGGTGGTCACAGCGTTGACCATAGTCATGATACCAATATTGCTGCTTTTACTTCTGGTGGTCGTAGTGCTTATCACCAACATGATGTCAATATTGCCCCTTTCACTTCTGGTGGCGCAAGCGTTGGACACACACACGATGTTGACCTTCCAAACTTTACTGGTGATTCGGGCAACGGTGGATTTGCAAACACTGCACTCGCATTAATGAACCCATTTTTAGCCGTTAACTACATTATTAAGTACTAATCATGGCTATTGACTTTCCAAACTCACCGCTCACAAACGACCTTCACTCAGTTTCGGGGAAGACGTGGAAGTGGGATGGAGAAAAATGGGTTGTCATTTACACAGACCTGTCTGGACCTATTGGTGCGACGGGTTCAACAGGACCCACAGGACTAACAGGCGCGACTGGTCCAACAGGGTTAACTGGCGCGACAGGACCTACAGGCTTGACAGGAGCAACTGGCCCAACGGGTGTCGCAGCAACGATTGCTGTAGGAACAACTACTGGTGGAGCAACTGGTGCTGTAACGAATAGCGGAACATCGGGTGCTGCAGTGCTTGACTTTGTTGTTCCAATTGGGGCAACTGGGCCTACCGGACCTACGGGTGTAACTGGACCTACAGGTCCTACAGGTCCGACTGGTGTTACGGGCGCGACTGGGGTAACAGGACCCACAGCAATTACAAGTTCTGCAACTGCGCCAGTATCTCCTTCTGCTGGTCAGGTTTGGTTTGATACAACTACTGGCGCTTCATACATCTACTACAACTCAGCATGGGTTGAACTAGGTGGCGGTTCAATGTCGCCACTCCCAACTTTGTCTTCCACCCTTCCTACGTCACCATGGGCTGGCCAAATGGTTTACGAAACAAACACAAAACTTCTTAAAATTTACAACGGAACTTCCTGGAAAACCGTACTGGATGCAACCTGATGCCAGCGATTACTTTTCCTGCTTCTCCATACCAATATCAGATTTATACAGTCGGCTCTAAGAGTTGGCAATGGGACGGTTCTGTATGGGCTGCCTACTACAACGAGAGCGTTGACTCTGTTTATGGAACCGGTGCTGACGGTGATGCGACTCTAGACGGAACGACAACCGTTTTAGGCATGGCTCCATCTTCAAGCGTTTACTCCATGACTACAGACATGTTTTTCAACGATTTAACCATCAACGCGAACGTTCGTCTTGCTCCTAATGGATACAGAATTTTTGTTAAAGGCACATTGAAGTTTATGGGAACTAACTCCACGATTGGTTATACGGCTGGGTTTGCAACTTCTGGTTCAATCATGCAGGGTGGGGCGGCATCAACAGCGGTAACTCACTCATTAGGTGGTTCTGCTACTGGATACACAGCAACAGCGCCTACCGCAGGTATGGGTGGTTCCACTTATTTTCAAGTGCCTCACCAAGCGATAACTGGATACTCAATGACGGCATCAGGTGGTCCTACATTTCTTCGTGGAGGCGCTGGAGGAACTGCACAAGCAGGTGGTGGAGTCGTCATCATTGCTGCTCGTTACATTTCTGGTCCTGCATCAGGTACGGCCTACATCAAAGCCCCAGGAACCGCACCTGCAGGTGGAGGAGTAATACTTATCGTTTCTTCTGCTGCAACATTGGCTGCTGGAATTACTACAGACGTAACTGGACAAAATCCAGGCACCGTCTACTATATGTCACAGGTGTGATATGGCTATTTCAAGAATAGAAAGTAGCGTAGTTGGTGAAGGTAATGATGCTATTTACGGCAACGGAGCAGATGGCGATGTAGTTATTACAGGAACAGTCACACTTACGTCTGATAGGTACTACAAAAACCTAAGCGTCCCACTAGGCAATGTTCTTATAACTAACGGATTTCGTGTTTTTGTTCAAGATACCGCAACAATAAATGGCGTTGTCGGTATTGGAAATGTTTCTGGCAATGTTGATGGCTCGTCGAATGGAACAATTACTTCTCATTCGTCCGGAGTATCAACAGGGACTCTTGCGGGAACTCTGTCATCTGCAATTTCTTATCGCTTAGGAGGCCAAGGGGGTGGCGGCACCAACCCGAATATTCCGCTTTTGCCTTCGTATTTAGTAACAAGACTGGAGGCTTTGTCTGGTGTTGTTATTAGTGCTGAACACGGTTCTACAACTCCAATCTTAATTGCTGGCGGCTCGGGCGGAGCAACGGGCACTGCCGGTTCATCTACTACCGCTTACACCAACGAAAACCCTGCTCCTGCTGGTTTTTCAAACTCGTGGCCTAACAAGTCGGGCGCTACTGGTACTGCTGGCGCAACTGGTTCTGCAGGCGCAACTGGTTCGCCTGGTTCTGCAGGTTCTGCAGGTTCTGCTGGTGCAACTGGTACACCTGGCGGCGCAGGTGGTGCAGGTTCTGCAGGTGCTAACGGAACTTACCCCCCTAATGCCACGACAGTAAATGCTGTTGGAGGAAAAGGTAATCCTGGTGCTGCCGGTACCGCTGGTTCTGCTGGCGCTTCTGGTTCACCTGGGGCAGTAGGTGCTTCTGGTTCTGCAGGTGCTTCTGGTTCGCCTGGCACTTCTGGTTCACCTGGTGCTTCTGGTTCACCTGGTCAAGCACCCATTACTCCCTTAGCAGCGACAGGTGGAGCAGGTGGAGCAGGTGGAGCAGGTGGAGGCGTTGTTGCAATAGTTGCAAAAACAATACTTGGCTCAGGGACAATAATGTCGTTGGGAATAGTTGGTTCTGTTGGCTCCGCTGGCATAACAGTCCCAGCAGGGCCAAATGGAACGACTGGCGCTTCTGGTGCACCAGGTTCTGCTGGTTCACCCGGTGCTTCTGGTTCACCCGGTGCTTCTGGTTCTCCTGGTTCTGCAGGTACGCCTGGTACTGCTGGTACAACTGGTGCTGCCGGTGCTAAGGCACCGGACTATACGGTCCATCATCACCACTCTGCGACTATTCATGACCCTCATACACATCATTTCCATGCTTACCCCGTAACCATTCATGACCCACATACATGTTGCGGCGGGCATCATCACGACCCGGGCAGTAAATTTGTTTCCGCTGCCCACTATCAGCACCACCATAATCACTCTGCGGTTATTCATGCTCCCCATACTGGGCATAGTCACAACCACTCTGCAACCATTCATGCACCTTGCTGTACGGTAAGTCCTGGTCATCATTACACAGGCGGAGCAGGAGGAGCAGGTGGAGCAGCAGGTACAGCAGGTACAGGCGGAGCAGGTGGAGCAGGCGGAGCAGGCGGAGCAGGTGGTGCAGGTGGAGCAGGAGGAGCGACAGGCGGAGCAGGTGGTGCAGGAGGAGCAGGCGGTACCGGGTCCCCAGCAGTAAGTAGCGGAACAGGAAAAAGGGGTGGCGCAGGCGGAGGTGGTGCTATTTTTATATTTACGGAAGCAACACCGGCTAGTATTAACTATGACGTTCGTTCAGGAACAACCGCAGATGCTGACAATTTTTCGGCATCAAACGGTGCAACATACATTATAATCAACCAGTAGGAGAAAATTATGGGAATATTTGACGGAATAAGCCAAGCAGACAAAAAAAGACTTCTTGCTATGGAAATAAGTAGTACACAAATAAATTTGTTCACCCTCTTGCTACAGATAGGCATTGACCCGGACACGTTTGATGACACAACATGGACCGAGACGCTAAATATGGAAACGCCTACGGGAAGAGTACGACACTACATTGACCTAATTACCTCAATGAAAGTTAAATTAGCAGAACTGACGTAATGATTAGGTGTGTTTTGGTTCCTAAAGTCTTAGTTATTGACGGAAGAATTCCAGAAGAAGCAAAAAAACTAGCGCGTATGTTTTCTCTAGAGACAAGAATAAGCGAAACGGCAAACGAAATAGAGATAGTCTCCGAACCGAGAATACGGGATGTTTCATATTCAAAGAATTATGCGCTGGGTAGAATATGGTCACTCAACGTAAAAAATGAATTCTTAGATATGGCAAATGAATGCTTTGTAAGCGTTAACGGAAAAATTTTTTACCCAAAGATACAAGAAAAACACGCTATGAAATTTAGAATTCGCTTAACAGACAGTCATCAAGTAAATTTTGTAATTTACATCAACGGTGAAGTGTTTTTTTCTGACAGCATTTTTGAGGCTTAAACATGAAAGTTTTACAACCTGCTCCGTGCATTTCAGTGTATAAAAAATCTATTGACACCTATTCTTTCATGACTGATGTTAATTCAGAAATAAACAATCAATGGTCGGAAATACAATGGTCAAACTCAACTGTTGGTGCCGGAACCGTCAATGATTATAGAACTTCCGCAGAAGCCGACATAAGTCATTTACTAAATTCAAATTCAAGTACGGCTCAAAAATTTCATAAAATTTCCGCCTACATCCTTGAGGAAATTATGAACGACTATAGAGACGAACATCTGGTCAGCACTTCTCGTTATGAAGGATGGAGGTTGTTGAAGTATTCAGGAGGCGGAGAGTATCACGCCCACTACGACCACTCTCCGAGGAACAGCAGAACGGTAAGCATCGTTGCGTTTTTGGAACAACCAGAACTTGGTGGAGAATTAGAATTTCCATTTTTTAATACCAAGATTCAACCGGAAGTTGGTGACGTTGTCGTATTCCCGTCTAACTATCCTTATGTTCATATAGCACACCCGGTAACGGCAGGCACAAAGTGTAGTCTTGTGACATGGTTTCAGTAAGACCCATCTCCGAATTGACGATTGCCCCCGATGGGTGCTTTGCTTTTGTGGGCCCATGTACGAGTTTGACTATTGCGTACGAACACCCGACCGGGCTTAAAGAAAAAGAAGATTTTGAAGCGTTTGCTCACCCAACTGGGACGATAATCAGATTGGAAAGAATGCGTTTGTCCGAGAACAACACGTGGGGACTTACCGCAGTTCTTGACTCTGGTGAAGAATATTTTCTTCATTTACCTACATATGAAGAAAATTACAAATTCTGGGAAAATAAAGAATTAGGTCCTCATGAGTTTTTGGGATTTTTAGATTCAGTAGAAATAGTAAATGAAACAAGCAAGCCTTTCTCGGTAGATGATAGATGCGACAAAGACGGATACGGCCCTCGCGTACACAGCGTTACCGACGGGATAAAGCCAACCCCTCTTGATTTCTCGCTGTTCACAAATCCAACTTCTTTGACTCCAATGATTAACTTAAACGGAGTTTCGCACATTACTTCACAGTCCATACACGGAATAGGTATGTCTTGGAGAAACTGGCCTTGCGTTACTCTTACCGCGCGCACATTATCTGGAATGCTTCGTCAATTATGTGAATGGAAATACCTATACGAAGAAGGTATTGCTACAGAATACTACGCAGAACAAGCGCATCTCTTTATTGAGACGCTAGGGATTACTGAAGAAATGATTGAAGAATTAAAAAATTCAGAAGTCCCCATGCCTACCGAAAGATTTATGAGAGGGTACGGAGACCCACGTCATGGATTTAATGAAACAGGAAACTTGCCACTGTCTATAAAAAACCATCTTAAAAAACAATTGTTTTACAATACGCTTTCTTCTTTGGAGTCTCAGCACCCTAGCCATCCAGAAATAGAACAAACATTAAAAAACGAAGAAAAAGAATTCAATGAGAAAAACATTTTCATGTACGCAAAAGCAAGACTTCCAGAAGTACCAATAAGTGAAATAACTATTGAAGAAATATATGACTCTTATTATTCTTTAGGTAAGTACAAAGGCATATTAAAGCCCATCCTTAGCCAACATGTTGAAATAGCCAATAACGGTCTGAAAGCAGCAAGGTTTTTTGATGCAACATCCTAATCAATTAAATTTTTGCATTGTAGGTTCTGGTACGGCAGGGCTTATTACTTCTTTAATTTTAAGAAAATCTTTTCCAAATGCAGAGATAACAAATATTTCGTCAAGCAAGATAGGGATAGTTGGAGTAGGCGAAGGGAGCACCGAGCATTGGAAAACATTTATGCAAAGATGCGACATAGGCGTTGACGAACTAATAAAAAACACCGGAGCAACACACAAGTACGGAATTCGTTTTGAGAATTGGACAAACGCAATACCGGACTATTTTCACAGTGTTTCTGGGTCGGAAGAAATAGAAGCACTTGGACTCATTGGAGAGTACTTAAGTTTTATAGAAAACAAAAAACTTTTGACGACCCAATTTGGTTCTGTAGGTTTAATCAAAAATAAAATTATGCGAGAAAATTTGCACAATAACACTAATCAGTTTCATTTTGACACCAACATGCTTAATGACTTTTTAGTTGGCGTTTGCTTCAAGCGCATGATTAAGTTTATAGACGACGAAGTAGGTTCTCTTTCCTTTGACCAGAACGGCTATATAGAATCAGCCACCCTCATATCTGGACTTAGTGTTACAGCAGACGTATGGATAGATGCAACCGGTTTTAGACGAGATTTAATGAGCAAGATGGACAATAAAAGTTGGAAGTCTTTTTCAGACGAACTTATTGTTGACTCTGCAATAGCATTCCCAACAGAAGCAAATCCCGACGGAAAAATAAAACCCTACACACGAGCAATAGCAGCATCGTCTGGCTGGATGTGGGAGATACCAACGCAAACCCGTAGAGGTAATGGTTATGTATATTCTTCTAATCACATTTCAGAAGAACAAGCGGTAGAAGAAGCAAGAAAGATTTCTGGATACGATATTGAGCCCGCACGTTCTTTTAAGTTTGACCCTGGTTATTTTTCAGAACAATGGAAAAAAAATTGCATTTGTGTTGGATTGGCATCGTCTTTTGTTGAACCTCTAGAAGCAACAAGTATTGGTAGCACTATTCTTCAGGCAACACATATATCTCAGTACTGTTCATCATTTGTCCCTGGGGCAGAAAAAATGACTGCGGACTACAATCGTAAAATGGAAAAAATGATGCTTAACATTAGAGATATGATTAGGCTGCATTATATGTCGGACCGAACAGATACTAATTTTTGGAAAGATGTTTCGTCTGCGCCTGTGTCGGATTCTTTGGCAGAATTAATTGACCTATGGTCGGAAAGGGCACCAGGACACTACGACGTGCCATACAACGGTCATTCGATGTTTCTTGCAAGACATTTTATTCATGTCGCTCAAGGACAAAATTTAATTTCTTCGTTACCTAGTTCTTTGGCTATGGACAGATTTAACATAAGAAGTCTTGTAGAAAAAAAATCTGACGACATAAGAAACTTTAGACACTCTAGAGAACTTGTTGACCACAAAGAGGCCCTGATGGAGACAGTAAATGAAAATTAAAAGTTTTAACATCAACAAATTAAAAAAAGTAAAACCAGGTTCTCTTAGAATCACGACAGTTGACAACAGGTTTTACAACGACGCTCCTTATGTGAATTCTAAATCAAAACTTCCTAGTTGGTTTAAAACAATACATAAAGGAGAAGGCTCTGTACGTTCATGCTCTGGAATATCGGATTTTTTAGAACACGGAGTAACAATACCTGCGTGGACAAATTTTACGTTTAAGCCAAACGTATCATCGGGCGTGTGGGAAATTTTGGCTAGTCCACTAAACCCACAAATAGATTTTCCAATGGCTTCCGGGTTTCATTTTGTGCAAACCGGAACTTGTCCGATGACAGAAATAAGAAAAATTGAAAAAATGTCTTATCCAAAATTACTGACTCCGTGGAGAATACAAACAGCACCAGGATGGTCATCCCTAATGCTTCCCGCTCTCTATGAAGAGAATGATAACTACTCTGTTCTTCCGGCAATTATAAACACGGATTTTTATCAAATATCAAATATTGTGCTAAACATTAAAACCGATACAGAATTTACCATCAAGCAAGGAACTCCATTGGTGCACCTAATACCAGTGCAGAGAAAAAACGATATAAAAAACATTGAATTTATAGATGAATCTTTTTTTAAGTATGCATCTTCGGGAATGTACTTAACAGGAGGAATTGCCCCTGTTGGCGGCGATACTGGAATAGCATATAGAAAAGCAACAAAGACCGTTGACGCCGCTCTTGAATCTAATAAAAAAAGATGGTTTAGTCGTGGTTAACGATACTTACAGATTTGACGTAAGTGATTACCGCAACCGCACAGACAATAAGTACTTCCCAAATACCGAAGAAGACTGGAAAGAATTCTTGTGGAAGGTTCATTTTCTGGGAGGCAAGTCAATAATACTGATTTGGCATTTTGACCAACTAGAAAAGAAAGCACGCAGAGATGCTGAGAAAAATAACTCAAGCAATAAAGACAATGTCTTACAAGAGGTACTGGACTAAGCCAAATATTGTAGAAGCATGGGGGTTTGCCACCAAGATTGCCATCATCTTTCCTGGCTTGCTTCTTGGCTACCAGTGGTGGTGGGTTTATATCTTTGCCATTCTGTCAAGTCTCGCACTTATTTGGTCTTCAACCGAAAAAACCCTACCGACAATCATTCTTTTCAATGTGATGTGGGTGATTTTGGCCAGTCTTTCCATCCTGAAGAACTTCTGGTGGTTCTAAGCCGCTAACGCCCATGCAGTAAACTGGGTACTTATGGCATTGATACAAAAAAGATTATTTGGTCCCTCCGCTGCTGTGACTTCTGCAACCGACAGTACGGCTGGGCGCTATATGGTCCCACTTGCAACTACGGCAATAGTTAAGCAAATTTTATTTTGCAACACAGCGGCTTCTTCTGCAACTGTAAAAGTTGCCATTGGAACAACAGCGACAGCAGGAAATAGAATTATTTCAGATTTGACTGTTGCTGCTAATGAAACTGTTTCGTTTAACTGTTCTTTAGTAATGACATCAGAAGAAAAATTGTTTTTTACAGCGAATGCAGCAACTGTCACGATTACTGTGACCGGAGTTGAAGAAGTCTAAAAATGGCTGGATTAGTTCGCTACCCTATAATTACAGGACCCACTGGGCCAATAGGACCTACGGGCCCTTCTGGTGGACCAACTGGAGCAACCGGACCAACTGGTCCGACTGGAGTAACGGGCGCAACTGGACTGACTGGAGTTGCCGCAACCGTCGCTATAGGAACAACAACTGGTGGTGCAACTGGTTCTATAACAAATAGTGGTACGTCGGGTGCTGCTGTGCTCAACTTCGTAATTCCTATTGGAGCGACTGGACCTACTGGTCCGACAGGATTAACTGGCGCTACGGGCCCAACAGGAATCACTGGTGCTACAGGTCCTGCAGGTGGTCCAACTGGAGTAACTGGACCCGCAGGAACCATTGCTATCGGCACAGTTATAGGTGGAGCCACGGGGGTAGTTACAAATGTGGGAACATCCACTGCTGCAACATTTGACTTTGTTCTTCCGATTGGCGCAACTGGCGCAACAGGACAAACTGGACTAATAGGCGCAACTGGTCCTGTAGGAGCAACGGGTCCTGTAGGCGCAACTGGTCCTATAGGCGCAACGGGTCCTGTAGGAGCAACCGGTTCTGTAGGCGCAACAGGTTCTGTAGGAGCAACAGGCACTGCTGGCACAAACGGCTCCACTAACGCCACAACACTAGGCAACCTCAGCCCTTCCACAAGTGGACTTGCCAGTACAATCTCCCAAGTGGGCACA